TTGAGATGTATGCGTTTGAGTTCACCCGCATGGTGCGTTCACGTAAACGTCAGAATCAGCGTCGTATCAGAGCTGGCCGAGAGCCAAGCCCAAGCAAGTATCCGCTTGTGATTGTGTTCCGTGACGACGATGTCAAGCTTGTTGCAAACGACGACGGTCTGCTTGAAGCATTTTGGCAAAAGTTTACTGACCACATGCACCCTGATTTTGGCTACTACTCGTTCAACGCCGGCAGCAAAACCAATACGGTTGCTAAAGAGATTTACAAGACGCGCAATATGGAAGCTGCATACGGTTTTGTAACAACACGCGGCGAGCACGAGTATGAAGAGTATGAAACATTTTCACCTACCATGCTTGGCAAAAGAAAAGGTGGACCAGGTTACTGGGATAAGGTTGACAGCGACAAGTGATTGTGCTAACTTACACATAACATAATGAGGACACTATGATGAAAGCCAGCTACAATGAATCGTATCCGCTTAAAGACACCATTGCGGTGGCTTGCGCGGTATTCCGTGAACAGGGCTTTGTTAAGTCCAACGAGGGTTATTATGATCCGGACCGCGAAGTCCGCATTGACGACAACCGCTCGGCATGTCTTGCTACACTGCGCAAGGCAAACGGTATCGACATTCCAAACAACGTGCGCACAGTTGAACCAACTGAGGAAGACCGCAACCACAGTGAAGTGGTGTTCAAATTCTTTGACCAGCGTCTTATGATGGGCAAGATTGGCGACACGCTGTCTCCATACGAATCTGACCTTATCACTCCGTTTGAAGACAAGGAGTGCGATGCACGTCGTGACCTTGGTCGTATTGCATCGCTGCCAAATAGCTTTGTGATTGCCAAGAAACGCGAGAAGATGCAAAGCATCTTTGACGCCAACCGCAGGGTTGGTAGCTTTGTTGGCTCAGTGAAAGACCGCCTCAAGATTGAAGCTGAAGTGATGGATGTCAAGTTTCTTCCGAAGCAGGACAGCTACATCATCACTGCAATGACTGATGCACAGCAAATCGTCAAGTTCTTCATCGGCAAGGACCCAAGCGACACTGCCAGCGCAATTGCAAACAGGCGCATCACGTTTGTTGGCACAGTGCGTTCACATGAGGTTAGCACCTACTCTAATTGCCACGAGACGGTGTTCAATCGTGTAAAAATCTTCGAATAATCCTCAACTTTCTGCATTTTATGATTGACAATCAAGACATCTTACTGTAATGTATAAGAGTAAGTTAAGCAAGAAAGGCTACTGCAATGCAGAAAGTTATCATCCGCACTGGTTCCTACCGCGGCACACTGATTGAGAACACTGAATTTGATGTTGTCAAGCCATTGCAGCAAGGTGCGAAAGGACTTTTCATCACTGTCGACGGCACGCCACATGCAGGTTTTCCTGACAAGGCCATCCGCGTCAAAGTGCCAACCGAAGATGCTGTTGCATTCAATATTGAGACTCAGCCTAAAAAATCCGACGAAGATATCATGGACGAGATGAAACAGCGTTTCGAAATCCTTAATGACATGACCAGAGCCGCAGTCGACGGTGTTGTGCGTGGTCTTATTGTCACTGGCCCTCCAGGCATTGGCAAGAGCTTTGGTGTTGAGAAGATTGTTGAGCAGGCTGAAGTCCGCAAGAAGATTGGCGGCGATGTTGTCAAAGCCAAGTATGGCGTTGAGAAGGGCTCCGCGTCCGCAATTGGTTTGTTCATGTTGCTTTACCAGTATAGCGCACCTGGTTCGCTGCTGGTGCTTGATGACTCCGACACCATCCTTTACGATGAGACGTCGCTCAACTTGCTCAAAGCTGCACTGGATAGTGGTCACAAGCGTAAGCTAGCGTGGCGTTCCGAGTCTAAGGCGCTTGAAAATGCTGGCGTGCCAAACGAATATGAATTCAAAGGTTCTATTATCTTCATCACCAACTTGGACTTTCAAAACACACGTGGCAAGATTGGTGCACACCTTGAAGCTATTATGTCGCGTTGTCACTACCTGGACATGGGCATTACCGACTCGCATCACAAGTTTTTACGTTGCAAGCAAATCGTCCGTGACGGCATGCTTAACAGTTACAACTTTAGTGATGATGCCAAAGCTGAGGTGCTTGACTTCATCCGTAACAACCAAAAGAACTTGCGTGAGCTTTCGCTGCGTATGGTCAAAAAGGTTGCAGACCTCCGCGCTATGGACGAGCGTCGTTGGAAAATGTATGCGACTAGCACTTGCTTGAGGAACCAGTAATGACAATTTGGTTTAAGTGGAAGTATCGTGTGCGTGATTGCAAAGAGCAGACTACTGCTCTTTGTGAAACTTTGGAGCAAGCTATCAAAATTGCTGAGTGGGAGCCTGCGCATTTCTTACAGGGCCTCCTTAAACAAGGCATGTCAGTTAGCGACGGCCGTCGATACAAGGTTGATGTGCGCGGCGCATGGTATGATAAAACCTGGAGCATTTAATGGATCTTGCAACATTTAGAGAATGGGTCAACACACGCGATGAGGTAGAAACCATTGCCAATGAGATCATAAGTGAACGCTTTCCTGACAACAAGGACTTCACCTACTACCTAGACGACATGGAATTCTATCCAAGTCAGGACAAGGTCTCCATCCGCATTGCGGTCAATGGAAAGTTTGGTTGGACAGACAACGAACAGATCCATGTCAGCTTTGATGGATTCTGTGACCCAAAATATCTTCTTGACATCATTGAAGATTCATGCTAACTTATAAGTAATCAGCCAGTATTATCTCCTTTCCATATCATTGCGTCCCTGGTTGATTACAGCGGGTCGGGCACGAGCTCGGCCCGCATTCTTTTGTGCATAAGTAATTGACTTTGCACACAAAATAGTGTATTATAATCAGTATAGTCTTGCATAAATAAACTGCAACATGCAAGGTTTAATATGGCGATAATATACAAAGTGACAAATTTAATAAATTCAAAGATTTATGTAGGCAAGTCTATTATAGATGATCCAGACTATTATGGTTCCGGGTTAAAAATTTCCAATGCTATTCAAAAATATGGTAAAGAAAATTTTAACAAGGAAATTCTTGAAGAATGTCCAGATACAAATTTGAATGATAGAGAAATACATTGGATTTCAAAACTCAATGCATGTGATGACAACATCGGATACAATATTAGTATAGGTGGAACTGGAGGAAATCATTATTGGAAAACTTTGGATCAAGATGGGTATGATGAGCAATGCCGTAAAATTAGAGAAGGTGTTGCTGGCCGAGAGCGACCGCCACATACAAAGCAAACTCGAGATAAAATGAGTAAAAGCTTTAATCGTGATCCTGAAATAATTGAGAAGAGAGCAGCAGGCAGACGGCGCGAGTATATATGCATAGATCACAACAATGGCATCGTGTATACTACAAAAAATATAGTTGATTTCTCAATAAATCACAATCTAGATTATCTGAAAATGCGTAGGCAGGCAAGAGTCAAGAGAGATTATTGTTGTGGAGGCTGGACCTGCCGCCTCCTATTACAATATGCAGGAATTGAAAAAGAAGAATTGATTAGAATAGTAGAAATTGAAATTGAAGAATACCAAAAAATGGTCAAGCAAAAACGCGGATTGTCATTGGACCAGCAACGAAATAAAGGATTACTTTGATGACTAAAAAAGTTGTAATTGAGTTGCTGGATGAAGTCAACGCAAAGCTACATGGACTATCGACTGCAACTCGTCGTAAGCTACAAGGCATGTTCTCATACATGCTGCCACATGCATTCCACGTTCCTGCCTACAAGATGGGCCGTTGGGACGGTAAGGTAAACTTCTTTACATTTGGTGCACTCACATACATCAACTTGCTTGAGGATATTGTTCCTGTGCTCATCGACGAGGGTTACGAAATCAGCATTGAAGACCAGCGTGTGAACTACGGCGAGTTCAAGTTTGAAGACATTGAAGACGATCACTTCTCACATAAAGTATGGCCCGAAGGGCATCCGATAGCAGGCGAACCTGTTGTTCTACGTGATTACCAAGTTGAAATCATCAATAACTTCCTGCGCAACCCATCAAGCATCCAAGAGATTGCAACGGGTGCAGGTAAGACACTTATTACAGCAGCACTAAGCAACCTTGTAGAAGACGCACTAGATGATCAGTCTAGTGTTATGCACAAAATTGTAACAGGCACCAACCGAGCCCGCACACTTGTTATCGTTCCTAACAAAGGACTGGTCACGCAAACAGAAGACGACTATGTCAACCTAGGGCTTGACGTGGGCGTATACTTTGGAGATCGTAAAGAGCTTGGGCACACACACACTATCTGCACATGGCAAAGCTTGGAGTCAATACGCAAGCGTTGGCAAGACGGCACAGGCAATATAAGCTTGGAAGACTTTTCCGAAGGTGTGCTATGCGTTATCGCAGATGAATGCTTTGATAAAGACACTCTTATCCTTACACCAAATGGACATAGAAAAATTTCGGACCTACGTCCAGGTGATAAAGTCATTAATTTAGATGAAACAGGAAAATGTTTTAAAGAAGACACAGTTGTAAAGTTACATGAAAATTTAATTAAGTCGCAAACTGAAGAGATGCTTGAACTTGAGTTTGATGACAGCAGTATTATTAGAGTTACAGCCAATCATGAATTCTTAACTAATCAAGGATGGATAAGAGCAGACCAACTCACTGAAGAAATGGAAGTGATTGACATAAATACATATAACAAAAGGTGATGTATTTATGGCTAAAAAATTTGATATTGTAAAATTCAATAGTTTATTGCAAAAGCATAATCAACAAATAAGGGCAATTTCTATTTCCTCTGTCCTGATAGAATTATCAAATGGTGTGTTGCTCACAACAGAAACAGACATACGAAAATGTAAACGACGAGTGATGAACGAACAGCCTGCATTTATCACTCAGTTTGATTGCATTTATCAATTCGACCGCATTATTGGCAAAGAATGCGAAAGGCAAGCCAGGGCAGAATCATCACGCAAAGGAGGATTGTCGTGTCAACAAAAACACGGTGATAAAATAAGTAAAAATCTAAACATTGGAACGCCGTGGAACAAAGGAAAATCTCTTCATTATGATGTATGGCATAAAGGACTTAATAAGCACTCCGATCATCGATTGATGCAATTATCAATATCTCGTATGGGCACCGGTAATCCGATGTATGGAAAGAAACACACAGAAGAATACAAGCACAGCCAAAGTGTCAGAATGAAGGTGTTGATTAAAGAAGGTAAGTTTACTCCAAATTCAAATAATCAAAACACTCATTGGAATAGTATGTTTGACGGTAAAAGTTACAGAAGTTCATGGGAAGCAATATATCAGGCGCATCATCAAACTGCAATATACGAAGATCTGAGGATTGAATACAATCACGACGGAAATGAACACATTTACATTGTTGACTTTGTAGACTATGACAAACGTATGGCAATTGAAGTTAAACCAGAATCTGGATTCAATGATCAAAAAACCAAAGACAAGATTTCAGCATTATCTCAGTGGTGTAATCTTCATAAGTTTGAGATGATTTTAGCTGATCGAGATTACCTGTTGTCGCTTGGTGCTCCTACAGATTTATCGTGTTTTGATGAAAAAACAAGAAATAAGGTAAAACAATTTTATGAAATTGAGTAAAAGAACTGTAATTGATAAACCTAACAAAGTATACAATCTACATATTGAAAATGATCATAATTATGTAGCAAATAATGCTGTGGTGAAAAATTGTCACCAAGCTAAAGCTGACGTGCTCAAGAAGCTGCTAACAGGACCATTTGCAAACGTTCCACTACGTTGGGGGCTAACAGGGACGATACCAAAAGCAGAGCACGAGTCAGTTGGCATTAAGGTCAGCTTGGGTAGTGTAGTAGGCGAGCTCAGTGCTGCTACACTGCAAGAAGAAGGTATTCTCAGCAACTGTCAAGTTGACATCATTCAGATGATTGACAATGTGTTATACGACAACTATCAAAGCGAGCTCACATATCTTACCACAGATTCGGCCAGACTGGACTACATGGCTGACATGATTCAAGAGATAGCTAAGACCGGAAACACACTCGTTCTTGTTGACCGCGTTAAGGCAGGCAAAGGGTTAGTAGAACGTTTGCCAGAAGGCACCGCAACATTTATTAACGGTGCAATGAAGAACGAAACAAGACGAGATCACTATAAAGAGATTTCAAACGAGGATAACAAGATTATCGTCGCAACCTACGGTGTAGCAGCCGTTGGCATTAACGTCCCTCGAATATTCAATCTGGTATTACTGGAGCCGGGCAAAAGCTTTGTCAGGGTTATTCAGAGTATCGGACGTGGACTGCGCAAGGCGCAAGACAAGGACTTTGTGAACATTTATGACTTAACGTCTAGTGCAAAGTTCTCTAAGCGTCACCTAACTCAACGTAAGAAGTTTTACAAGGAAGCTCAATATCACTTCACTGTATCAAAAGTTGACTGGAAAGCAGATACAGGTCTCGCAGGGAGATGGAAACAGAAAAATGATAAAAGTTAAAACTTATGAGTTATATAGTATTATAGAAATGGAGAAAAATTGCGTATATTAACATCAGACAACACCTCGTATGAGCTTGACTTTGTTCCTGATGAGATTGACGACATCCGCTATTGTGTGTTAGACTATAGCGATAAGCAGAATCCAGACTACTTCTTCATGCCATTGGTGTTCCTTGAAATTTTCAATGCACCAGCAGCGGTATTGCAGATAGGCAATCATCAATTTAAGATGCCAATTGATTGGAGTTTGATTATTAGCGATGCTGAATTAGGCGATCCAGAAGTTGTTCCAATCACGTCGTTGAATGATAGAGGATTCAATGCGTTTACGCTCAACCCGATTTCTAGCTATATGCCAGAATACCAGCCAGTTGAGATTGTGAACGTATATAATGAAGTTAAGTGGCATTTTCCAAAGCTCAAGCAAGGACACTTGCTAGGCGTGCCATTAAGCGATGAACCAGGTGCAAAGTGTGTCTTCTTCGCTAAAGAAACAAACAAGATACCTGACGTATTAGACATTACACAATTGTGGTAGACCAATGCCAACTATTAAACAAGAGATGGGCGCGATTGACCGACGCAAGTTTGCGTGGTATGACAGCCTTAGTGACGACGAAAAGAAGAGCCTAAGCATGTGGGTTCTCATGCGCTATTGTAGCAGCGTGAGCAGCAAGGTTGACGAAATCAATCACCACTACTTGGGCATGACAAATGAACTGGTCAATGTGCACTTTAACACGTTGCGACACCACCCGGAGTTGCAGTTCCGACTGATGCAAATTGTTGGCGTCGGCACTGACCAGTTTCATCCTTGGATTAAGCCAGGCAAGAAAAAGAAAGACAAGTCTGCTAACCCTAAGCTATTTGGATTGATAGAGCAGCAACGTCCTGATTACAGCGACGATGAAATTGAGTTGCTGATAAAGCTGATGGACAAAGAAGAAACCATTGCTCTACTCACCGACTTTGGAATACCAGATAAGAAGCATAAAGAATACCTCAAATGACCTTTAAGTGCGAGTATTGTGGTAGCACATACAAACGCGAAAGCACTCTTAGCAAGCACATGTGCCGCAATAAGAAGCGGTATTTGCAGCGCGATGAGCAGCATGTCAAGCTTGGACTCAAGTTCTTTAACGATTGGTATAAAAGAGCAATGGGCGCTAAGAAGCCTAAGACATACGAAGAGTTTATGCGTAGCCAATACTATGGTGCGTTCGTTCGCTTTGGGTTGTATGTGCTTGAAGCCCGTGTGCTATCGCCGGAGAAATATTTAGAGTGGTTGATTGTAACACGCGCTAATATTGACAAGTGGGGCACAGACTCGGTATATAATGCATACCTTGCAGAGCAAAGCAAAAAGGAAACAGCAGAGCGGGCTGTTGAACGATACGTCTTACATGCAGAAAAGTGGAGCGAAAAGACAGGAAATCACTGGACAGAGTATTGGCAAAAGGCCAACATCAATGTTATAATAAATGACATCAAGATGGGTAAGATCTCCCCTTGGGTTATACTTTCATATACTCCAGCTAGAGACACGTTAAACGAACTGCCTGGCGAGATGCTAAACGACGTAGCCGATACCCTGGATTTGGCATATTGGAATAGAAAGATTGCTGTTAACAAGCCCACTGTAAAGTGGATCGAGGAGATACTATCCTAATGAACTTGAGAAACTACAACCTACAACCTACCACGCACACAAGCGCCACGACAGGGTAAGACACTATATCGTTGCAGTGCAGTGGACACACACCGTATAACGCCCACACAAGCGCGTAAGAACGGCTGGATGTGCCCACACTGCGGCGCTGAGCTAGCAGTGCGCAAGGACAAAGTAGACGAGCTGCATAGGCTTGCTACACAACTTGGATACAAAGTAACTGAAGAATGAAGAAGATGTATATTGCAGTGCTAGACGAGGTGCCAGATTATATGGTGCCCACTCTGGTGGCTCACAGTGTGATCAATGCTCACATGCATTTTGCAGATATTGATAAGCTAGGCACTGATGAATTTGACGACTACCAGGACTGGCTTGAGAACAGCTTCAAGAAGGTAACCCTGCGAGTTAATCGCAAAGAGTTTACTAAGATTAGCGAACTGCCAGTTTGGCTTGGACACGAAAACACAACACTCGATGCTGAGAAGAGTTGTGCAGTTGTGTTGCCAATGGATGACGACGCACGACCAAATGTGCTCAAGTTTGCAAAGATGTGGAAGCCAGTCGATGGATAAAGACGGTCACGTTCTATATTATGACGTTTTGGACAACAGGCCCAATCACATTTATCTATATGTTGATGCAGTCAGAAGTGATATTGCTGCACTGCATAAGCTCACTGATTGGACTGGCAAAACAGATAAAGTGACGAGGTCAGGAAATTATGTTACAATTAGTAACGGCGAAACTTATGTAATGTTTAAGTTGGAATTTGGATGATATGGGAATGAAATCAGTTGTAACAGACATTGACATTGACGTGCCTGATCGTGAGAAAGTGCTCAAACTCTTTCCACACATAGCAGCGTCAAAGCATGACAAAGGCAAAGAAACAAAACACAACACTGGTGTATATTTTCATGAAGTGCCGGTTGATCCTTTGCATAACCGCTGCACACTCGACTATCGTGAAGCAGAGGAACTAGGTTACTTTAAGATTGATGTGCTTAATGTAGGCATCTACAAAGATGTGCGAAACAATGCACACATGGACCAACTACTTGAACGCGAACCCCAATGGGAGTTGCTTGGCGAAAAAGACTTTTGTGATTTGCTATTTCATTTGCGTAGCCATCATGCAATTTGTGCACAGATGCAGCCTCGTAACATTGAACAGCTAGCAGCCGTGCTAGCAATGATCCGTCCAGCAAAGAGATACTTGATTGGCAAAAGCTGGGACGAGGTAATGAAAGACGTTTGGGTCAAACCCGACAATGACGATTACTTCTTTAAGAAGAGTCACGCCGTGAGCTATGCAATGGCAGTTAAGTTGCATATGAACATTGTAGCAGAGCAGCTAACAAATGGGTAAGATGTCTGAAATGAATACGCGCGGCTTCACAGTGTTTAAGGAAATACTCGAGAAGAAAGTGTTATATGAGTTAGCGTATTGGAAAGAAACATACGACCTGCCAGCGCGTGGACACGATTGTGAAGGCACTTA